GACTATTTATTGGTGCAATGAGCCAAAACAAAATAGTGCCTTCTCTGGTATATATACGAAAACCACAGGCTGTAGTGCTTTGGATGCCAACATTAGAAGTCGAGGAGTAAAATCATGAGACGAAAACTCATCAAGCAAGATGCCTTTGATAGGATCACTAATGAGTCTGTTACTACGGCTGAACGTGAGTTGGTCGAGGCGGCACCGATTCTTGCTAAGGCAATCGGAAGGGATCAACTATCCCTTCATTGCTTCAACGAATCCGCAGTGGTCTATAAGACCCAGGATGATTCGTTTGTACACGCCGGATTCGGTATCAAGAACGAGGGAATCGACTTCACGAATATCGAAGAACTCGTGATCGAAGAGTCCACCCGCAGGGAGAAAATGCGATCAGTCCTTTCGGAAATGATCGACAACGTTCTGCAAGACAACCACGAAACAGCCAAAGACTTGTTCGAGAACTATCTCGGCATGGTTCGCTGGAGCGAATTCAAAGGAAATAACCCGACGCAACGTAAAAGCGTCAAGAACGAGCACCGAACTGTTCAAACAACTGATTTCGCTAAGGCAGTAAAAGCCGCTGGGCTTAACGAAGTGTACGCAGTTGCCAAAAATGTGCTGGAATACGTCGAATTCATGAAGTTTGGCCCCAGTGTTATGGAATCTGTAGTCAAGACCGATGACAAAGGTCACGTTACAGACATCCGTATCCCCACGATCAAACTCAGAAACGAAAGCAAAATTCAGAGACTAGGCTACAAGACCACCAATAGCAAACTCCACGGCACCCGTGAGAAAGTTCCTGCTGTGGTGCAAGAACAAGCCTTCTGCAAAGCGATGGCACACCTGAAGAGACAGAATGCCTTCTCGGATCAGCAGGCCCTAGAAGAAGCCTTGGAGAGCGTCGTCAAGACGTGGCCAAGTCTTCTTTACGTTACCCAAGATGAACTGGCTGGCATCGTCGCCGAAGCTCTCCAGACCGCTGGCGTAACAAACTACGACGACCAAACATGTGCGTTCATGGCTGAAGGCATCCTGAGAAAGGCACACGAAGCCTACACCGAACGAGTGAGCCAAATCCTGCATCTGGCAGGTGCCCCGCAAGCTGACAAAGAAACTGATCCCTACGTTCATTTCCAAAGCGTTGTCGAACAGTTCTACCCAGCCCTGGACGAGAAATTCGGACTTGAGCGGCAAGCATTCGCCGATCTGTATGACGCTCTCCAAGTCGTTTACCAGAAGGCTGATCGCCGAGGCGACGAAGCCCTCAAGCACGAAACGGCTTCTTATCTTAACGAACTGGCATCCATTCTCAACGGCGAAGTCGATCCTGAAATTCAGGTCGCAGAAGAAGCCGCAGGCTGGCTTGCGGATCTTGTTGAAACCAACGTCGAAGGCGCTGGCGAGTGGAAGGTTTCCAATAAGCCACACCTCACCGTCACCGGCGATCATCCGGATATGGCAAAGAAAGCCAAGGTTCCTGCTGTCGCTGGACGCCACACTGGCGAATGGGGCGACGAAGCACCAGCTATCGGTCAAGACAACCACAACTACAAGGGTGGTAAGAACGCCAAGACCATGCGACACAACAGTTGGGGTCAAGAAGGCGGTTCCGAAGTCTTCCCGAAGCTTAAGAATCCTTACGTTCCCAAGCCGTTCGGTGACTACACCATGAAGGGCGAAAAGGGCGTGGATAAAGACGCTACTGGTCAACACCATTCCACTTGGAACAGTGGCGACACATGGCCCAGCCTTCAGAACCCATACGTTCCGAAGGAAGCTGGTGGCGTAGGTGGCAAAGGCCACAAAATGAAGGATGGAAAAGAAACCGATCTAGTCGTTGACAAATAACCCATCAAGGAGCACCAACATGGATAAGCATATGTTACTTGTAGATTGCTGTGTTGGCTCCGGATTCGAACTCGAACTGAGCGAGTCCACGAGCGGTCGTGGACTCGTGAAGTTCCGAGGAAAATTCCAGGAAGCTGAAGCGGTCAATAAGAACAAAAGAATGTATCCCTGGGATGTCCTTGATGAAAACGTACAACGTCTCCAAGAGTGTCTCACGGAGAGACGACTAGTTGGCGAACTGGACCATCCCACAGATAGTATCATCCATTTCGCTAATGCCTCGCATGTAGTTACCAAACTGTGGTGGGATGGTAACATCCTAATGGGCGAAGGCGAAATTCTTAATACACCCCACGGAAAAGTGCTCAAAGCACTGATCGAAGACGGTGTGAAAGTAGGAATTAGTTCACGAGGCGTGGGAAACGGTAAAGTCAACGAAGATGGCATTCTCGTCATTGGTGAAAGCTATAAACTGATCACCTTCGACGCCGTTGCCGATCCTAGTACCTTCGCCGCATTCCAAGAAAAAGTAGTCGCATCAAAACCTAAGCGAGAAAGCGTTCAAGCTTGGGTCCAAGAGCGATTGTCCAACCGAAAACCTATTACTACTGGTATTAAAAACGAATCCAGCAGCATAGATACGGTAAATAAAGAGGCATTGATCGCTTGTTTGGGCGGCATTGTGAGATCTCAAACACAGAAATTCAAGTCGAGGTTAGGCTAATGGACAAAATCACTGAAGCGCTAAAGAAGATCCTCCCTGCCAATCAGGTAAACGAGGTTGCTAAGGCCGTCGAAGAAATGGTGGCTGAACAAGTCAGTGAACTTGAGCGTGAATTCCAGACCAAACTGGATGAAGCGTATGAGCAAATCGCCGAAGAGAAGCAAGCCGAAGAGGTTATTGCTGAGCAGGGGTATCAACAGGCTTACGAAATCATCGCCTCTTTGATGAACCGTCTCGATGAACAACGAGAAGAGTTCGAAAAGGCCCTCGAAGAGGGCTTTGAAGAGGCATACTCTGAACTGCAAAAAGAAAAGAGCAAGAACGACAACATCGAAGTTGCTCTCTACGAAGAATTCGATAACAAGCTGAAAGAAATGAAAGACTTTATCGTCGATAAGGTCGATCAGTTCCTCAGCCTGCAAGAGTCGGAAATCTACGAACATGCCAAGCGCAATGTTCTAAGCGATCCACAACTCGCAGAACAGCGGGTCATCGTCGAGAAAATGGCCGATCTGCTGTCTCAGTACATCGAGTCCGACGACCTCTGTGCAGTCAATTCGAAGAAACTCGAAGAGGCAATCAAGACCGTCGAACAACTCAAGGGACAGATGAGAATCGTCGAGGCAAGAAATGTGAAACTGTCGGCCCAGAATAACAGGCTCAATGAGCAAGTAAAAGAAGCTCACGGCCTGCTGACTGAGGCCGCCAAAGTCGAACGGAAAGAAAGGGCGAGCAAGGCGAAGAATGCAAGCGGGCGTGGTCAAAGAGTTGCCGAAGATCAGCAAGTTATCGCTGAATATGCAACTGAAAATCGTGGTGGCAAGAAGAACCTGACGGAAGGTACTGACAACGAGCCACTGAACGATCTACTCGTACTGTCCGGTATTGTAAAGGATTAAGAGGTACTAAATGGTTAATGCAAAGTTCCTGAACGAAGCCCGTGAAATCGAATCTCGATGGGCACGACCTCTGTCAAACGGAAGATCAATGCTGGACGGCATCACTGACCGCTACGAGCGTGCCACCGCCGCCGTCCTGCTTGAAAATCAACGTTTGATTAACGAGGCTATGACTGATACTGGCGATATCGCCCAGTTCAAGAGAATCAGCATCCCGCTGGTTCGCCGAATCTACCCGCAGTTGATCGCCAATAAGATCGTCTCCGTGCAACCACTGCTCGGCCCGACCGGCTTGGTGTACTACCTGCGATTCCGTTACTCGTCCAATAAGGGCGCTATGCGTGGTGCTGACCTCAATAGCGGCTACCCAACCGACGACGTGACCTCGCTCCAGCAGCTTGCCTCCGGTGATGGCAACCTGGATATCTACTACACTCACCAGTTCGTCCAAAACGAGACTAGCTCGACAGACGCCGGTGATGACACCACTTCCGTGTACGCTCCTCTGGAGCACACGCCCGTCCTGGCTGGCACCGTCACCGGTACAGTCTATGATGGCTCTACCGCCGTCCAGACCTTCGTGGTCTCGGAAGCCGGTACCTTCACCTTCACCTCCATCGGTAGCCCAAGCGTTACAGCCACGGGCGGAACCCTTGACGTGGTGACCGGTGAAATGACCCTGACCTGGAGCGCCGCTCCTGGCGCAAACCATGTCGTAGTCTCCTACGAGTACAACATGGAATGCAATCAGGATCTCCCGGAAGTGAATCTCGTCGTGGAAAGCGAAGAGATCGCCGCCAAGACCCGTAAGCTGAAGGCCGTCTGGAGCTACGAAGCTCAGCAAGACCTTCGCTCACAGCACAACCTAGACGCCGAGGCCGAACTGACCGCCGTTCTGGCACAGGAAATCAACCTCGAAATCGACCGTGAAGTGCTCACCGACCTGCGTAACAACGCAGGTACCATCGCCGTTTGGGACTTCAACACCGCACTCGGCGATACCATCAAGGAAAAGTACGAGAGCCTCTACATTAAGGTCGTCGAAGTTTCCAACGTCGTACACCGTAAGACTCTCCGTGGTGGATGCAACTGGCTCGTCACTTCGCCAGAAGTGGCCTCTGTCTTCGAGACTGCTACCGCTGGCTTCGCACCTGCCCCTTCGGAAACCTTCACAATGAGCCTCGGTATCCAGTACGTCGGAACGATTAACAATCGTTGGAGACTGTACAAAGATCCGCTCTTCCCACAAGGTCAAATCCTAATGGGGTATAAAGGGGATTCCTATATGGATAGTGGTTACTTCTACTGCCCATACGTCCCACTGACCCAAACCCCAGTGGTTCTTGATCCTGAGAGCTTTTGCCCGAGAAAAGGAATCTTAACAAGATATGGCAAGAAATTGCTTCGTGAGGGAGCAAAATTCTACGCCCGCATGTCGATTGCAAATTTCATTATCTAAGTATAGCGAATTTCAACGACATAAATGATTGAAACAAAAGGAGTTAGGGAAACCTAGCTCCTTTTTTATTTTAATTTATTTTTGCTATTGACATTATGTATAAAATTTACTATATATATGTAGGTAATTTTAT